CTCCATTCCTGCTCCTTTCTGCTTGCTGAATATTTAGTTTAAGTGACTATTAACGAAGTTCTATAGTATCTCCAACATGTCCGTCCTTAATTTCTCTTATATGAACTTTCCCATCATTTTCAGCTTTCGACTTATCATATAATTCACCAAGAATCCTATTCGCTGATAATTTCTCAAGCTGTTCTCTGTTTCCGTGAATTCCATTTTTCATTTTATTGTATCCTCCATTAATTCATAGTTTAATTTCAATCCGTCTTTCTCAATTTTCTACCACACTGGGTAATAATTCCCTTTATCATCTGCAACCCAATAACCTGTACTCCAAGTATCAGTTAATGGGTCGTAGACTTTTCTGCCTTTAATCATTGTTATTCTCCTATATCAATAATTTCTTTGCATTCAACAATTTCAAAATCTCTATCCCAAGAAGAACAACCACTTTCAGCCTGTTTTGCTGTTCTGTATGTTTTAATTGCCGTATCTTTCAATTCATCAACTTTGACAAAATGAAATTCTCTTGATAAACCGCACCATATTTCAGTACGATTTCGCCTCATAACGACATATCTTGTCCTTTCTATTCTCAAAACGGACATTCATCTCCTTTCCTTAAAGCCCATTCCTTGCCACGCTCTGCAACATCCACATTCATCCCATAAGCAACTTTTTTCATCTTCTCAATAAAACTATCACTATCAGCATTTTCACTTGATAGATGGCACATTATGACGTTCTGTAAGCTATCTGAATAATTTGCTTTGACAAAATCACAAGCCGTGTCAATGGATAAGTGACCTCTGAATACGTGATTAGCTTTGCCTGCGTTGTCCCTGTCGATTAAATCCTTGTCATAATTCACACCTAAGAGAATGTGGTTTATATCTCTAAACTTCCACTTGACAACCTCACAATCGGTTATGTAAAGCATTCTCCCCATTTCCGGGTGAGTAATCAGAAAGCCGAATATTGGGCAAGGCGTTCCATCTGCGTTGGTGTGTGTCCAATTTCCGTCTATTGTTGTTAGGTCAAAGGGTCTTACTGTAAATCCGCCCATATTCATTGATTTACAGCTATCGCCTAAATATGGGGCAAGTATCGGTATTCCCATTGGCTTAAAATCGTTTAATGACTTGCTATGGTCAAGGTGTTTATGGGTGCATAGCACACCCATAACATCTTTTATGTTCCAATCTAAGCCTTTTTTAATCTCCTTAATCGGTATTCCACAATCAAGGATAAGTGTTTCTCCACTGTTGGAAGTTAGCAGATAGCAATTTCCGACTGACGATGAGCCTAAGCATTTAAGTTTCATATGCGTTCTCCGTTTTTAGCCTGTCTTTTACACCAACAATCAATATACCTGTTTTCATCTTCGGCTTTAGGAACTAAATATTTCCTGTAGCGATTAATTAAAGGCTTCATCTGTTTGTTGTAAACATCCTCGTTAATATAGTTCCATATATCCATATAAATCGTGTTATACTTAATCAGTGGCTTATATTCAAACACATCATCATTCACAACGTTTACTTTGAAATTAAGTGGTAACTGTTTTCCAACAAGTTCAATGACTTCACGATTCTTCTCAACAACTGTTATCTGCTTAACATCTTCTTTATCCTGTATTGCAAGAATAATAAGTCCAATTCCAAGACCGCCAATAAGGACATTTCCGTGTGCATTGCGAACAAAATCTCTATTTGTTTCCTTTTCCATAGGTGTGTCTGACATTACGCAATCACATCTGTTGATAAGCCTTATATATTTTCCGGGTGATATCCCACAACGAACAATCGCATAAAAGTTATTATCTGAAATTTCGTAATGTTGAAGCTTAAAGTCTCCGACCTGTCCATCTTTCAGTATCGAGGTCATATCTTTATACATACTCATACTCATACTCACACCTCAATTTCATCATCCTGTGGGAACTGAAAGTACTCTGTTGTAGCTTTCCGAAATTGTTCCTCACTCAAAATACGCTGTACTTCTTCAAAACGCTTTGAACCGGCTATGCAATGATAAAACACATTATTTTCATATACTTTTCTAAGCATTTCCATAGCCTTAATTGCCTTTTCTTTGGTAGAATAAGTTGCAATAAGACTATTCAGAAACACTTCCGGTGGTTCTGCGACATTTTTAACTGCAACAATTCCATAATTTCCACCACTACTATTTAATATTGAAAAAACAAAATTTTCATAAGGAACATCTGTTTTTCCTGTCTGTGAAATTACTCTCATCCGTAAAACTCCTTTCTAACCGCTTTTTTCAAATATCCTGCTTTAATAAGCTGCAATACGCATCTAAGTTGAAGACTTTTTATACTTTCTATATGCCTTGTTCTGCCAAACCACATAACCCATTCCTGCTGCAATAATTCATCAAGAGTGGTAATCACATCTCCTGCCACAAAAATCCGCTTATTTTGCTTATATTCTTCATATTTCTTACGCTTATCACAGCATAAGCAAATACTATTATTAGGATAGTGACGGTTCTTATAAATAAAACAAAACTCACATTTTCTGCACGGATTGTTCATAGGCTTACTCCTGCATAAATGGTGGTAATGTGCTATCTTCTGCCTGTTCTTCGGTTGATTCTGCTGCCGTAGCGTCAACTACATCATCTATAACATCACCCTCAACAAAATCTACGCTGTTAGCGTTCTGCCTAATATCATAATCAACATCAGCCTGCATACGCTCATCATAACTAGGTAATTCTTCCTCATTATCGTAATTTCCGTCATAGAAAGAACCATAAGTATTGTTAATCTGCTTTAACAGTCTGTTCTTGACTGTTTTCATAGCCATCTGGTCTGTGAATTTCTGATGCGTTCCGTTTCCGTTCTCTTTATAGCCATATCCCTGTTTCCAAGCCTGCTTTATCTGTTTGATGTTCATAACCTCTGTGAGAATACTTCCGTCATCCATAGTGGCTATTGCATAAGCACCCTTGACCTTATCATTGTCGATATTCTCAAAGTCCTGCTTATGAGTGACAATACTTTTCTTGCCATTAACAATTTCATACTCGAATGTATCGCCCTCGTAGATAACCTCTGCTGTTATGTCTTTAAGTCCGTATCTCCTAGCAATGCAAGTGTTTCCATATACAGACTTCTGGCACTGCAACTTTCCACCATAAGCAACCGGATAGCACTGCTTCTTCTGCATTGAAAGTCCGTTCGTAACCATTTCAACAAGTGCATTTTCGATACTTGCCCTTGTACAACTCTGCAACACAGGCTTTTTGTTCATATCTACTGTGTCCTGCAAAATCAGCATTGCCGACATAAATTCATTTGTATAGTTGTAATCTTTAGGGAATGTTAAACCGAATTTCTCTTTCTGCTTAATTTTAACAACCATTCCCTCGGTAAAATCCTTTGCTACAAGCTCTCTGCTTTCAGCTTCTTTCTTTTCTACAACTGCTGTATTCTCTGCCATAATTATTCCTCACTTTCCAATTTATTTTATTTCTTCAAAAAAATCTAAAACATCTTGCATATTGGGTGTTTCTCCAGCTTCTAATATTTCATTCATTTTGTTATAAAAATTCATTTTTATATTAAAAGCCCTGTTTCTAAGCCCTATTTTTGTAAGTGTTGAACGTGGTGTTAATTTGCTGTGGCAAACGCTACAAACCAAGATTAAATTATCTTCTGTATCTTCTCCGCCAAGTGAATATGGAATACAATGATGTAATTCTAATTCTCTTTTACTTCCACACAGTTCACACTTTCCTATGTCTTCCATTCTTTCTTTTAATATTTCCTTAAATTCTTCCGTTCTTTCTCTTGACATATTATCCCTCCATAATCTCTAATTTCTCGCTATCATTAACAATTAGCATAATCAACTGACTATCTACCATTTCAGCAACTTTCTTCTGATTATCCGTACTAAGGCTTTCAGAATCATCTAAAATAATAGGCACTGATATACCGCTAATCTTCTGAATTGAATTGCAAATATCAACTCTGCCTAAAATCCTGTTACCCTTGTTAGACATAGTTGTTAAAATGCTTTTTCCATCAACTGTAGGTATGCAACAACTCTTGTAACCACCAGACTTTGTATAAGTAAACAACTGCCACTTAACCAAACCAAAATGACTGTTTACTGCTTCTGTTAAGGCTTCGTTCTTAGCCTTATCCAGTTCGTCAAGTAAATCAAGTATTTTCTCGGCATTAGCCTTATTCTGTTCAGAATCAATCCTTGTCTGCTTTAATTCTTCAAGTCGCTGTTCATCTGCTGTCGTATCAGATTTTGCAATCTGGCTTTCACATTCTGCTAACTGCTGTCTTAAAGCTGTTTCCTGTGACTTTAATTCTGCCTTAACTGCTGAAATATCATTAGCTTTGTGCATAGTCTGTTCCTTTTCAGCTATCTGCTGTTCAAGTGCTTTGTATTCTTCGGTGGCTGATACATCAATTTCCTGTGGAAGTTCTGATAACTGTTTTTTGAGTTCTTCAATGGCTGTATTCAGCATTTCAAGGCTTTCCTTATGCTGTGGCAACTCTTTCTGCAAATCTTCAAGAATCTTCTTATTTTCATCAAGTTTGCCCTTAATAAGGTTGCCATTGTTTGTAATAGCCTTTAATTCTTCTGCCTTGTGGCTATCAAAATCAGTCCTTAACTGCTCTTTCTTATCTTCGGGATATTCTTGTCCGCAGTAACTACAAATAAGGCTTGTTTCGTCGAATTTGCGTTCATTCTCTGCTTTCCATTCGTTCCTTATATCCTGCAAATTCTTGTTTATGCTATCAATAGTATTCTGCTGATACTCAATGTTCTTTTCTGTATCAGCAATGGTCTTTTCTGTCTGCCTAACAAGAAACTGCTTATCAGAAATCTTGTCCTCAATCTCTCTCCTATCCTTAATATTGTCCTCGTTAGCCTTGCGTAATAAGTCTCCCTGCTTAAACTTCAAATCAAGGACATCCGAACTAGCCTTGTCATATTCAGTCATCAGCTTGTCATTGTCGGTCTGCTTTGCCACGCAATCAGTAATCTGTTCTTTAAGGCTGTTCTTCTGTAATTCAAGGTCAGATACTTCAATAGCCTGTTTAAGCTGTATATCACGCTCCTTTTCCTTAATCTGTCCGTCAAGAATAGGTAAATCCTTTGTAATCTTAGTCTTGGTAGCCTTATTCATAGCGGATAATTCTTCAACTGTATACTTATTAAGTAAAGGAACTAACTCGGCTAATTCAGCTTTCTGTGAAGCTATATCAAGGTCTGTAACATCTCCTACTAAGCCAAATAAGTATTCTCTCATTTCTGCCGGCTTCTGATTAAGAAAAGCATTTACATTACTGCACATCTTAAATACATTCATATCCACATCAAGATATGTGTTGAAATCCTTAAGGTTCTTTCTCACATCATTAATGTAATATGAGTTATCATCCTTATAGCCTGTCTTATCCTTGTTATAGGTACGGACCTGCACTTTCTTCATAGTTATTTCTTTTCCATCAACATCAAGTGTAAGTTCAACGCTTGTGTCCATATCATCAACTGATACTCCGTCAACCTCTCGTCTGACAACCGGATTATCCTTTAATTCGTAATCACAGTTAAACAAGCACCATAAGTAAGCTGTGGCGATAGTTGACTTACCCTTGCCATTCTTAGCCATAATCTTTGTAATGGCGTAAAAATCAAACTCTGCGTGTGCATAGCACATAAAGTTTTCAAGAACTACCTTTTTTAAAACTACTCTTTCCATAAACATATCCTTTCCTTATAAAAATCAGTCTGTAACTCCAAGAATTCTAAATACGTCCTCTGTATTAATCACAGAATGCCCTTTTGCAACACTTGCAAGCACCTCTGCTCTCGTCTCGCAATCTATCAATTCTTCATATCTTGCGAGCGGTACTGTTATAACGTTGGAAATTGCACCGTGCATTGTCAATTCAAATTTATCATTCATTATTATTTTTTCTCACTTTCTTCTATTCTACTTACTGAAATTTCGTAAGCTGTTCTTATTTCTTCTGTGCCGTCATCAAGTTTCTTCGTGTATTCTCTGCTTTGCAATCTTCCCTCAACATCAACGCGAGTACCCACATCAAGGTTGCCGGTATATCTTGCATTTCTTCCCCATGTAATACATGGTATGTAATCTGATTTGCCATATGTACGATTAACCGCAATTAATACATCAGCTATCTCTCTACCTTTAGGTGTTACTCTGTAAACCGGCGGCTTGCAAATATAACCGCTCAATTTAACATTGTTGTTGAATTCCGGGGCTGATTCACTCTCTTCTTCAACTTCCCAGACATCCCTAGCAAACACCATTATTAAAAGTTTGCGTTTATCATCTGATATATGCTTGTTAAAGGTTCTCACCTGTCCCTTAACTGATATTTTTTTACCTACCTGTAAATCTTTGATTTCTACCAATCTGTCAGATACAATAATTGGTAGCATGTCCTTTTCGGTGCTTTTTCTGGAACAGCTTAAACGAAAACCGTAGAAATTTTCGCCATAAGTTTTGTGATTAAGTTCTGGAACGCTTGTTATAACTCCGCACAATTCAATTTTGTTATTTTCTATCATTTTATTTTTCCCCTTTCAATTCTGCTGTACTTACAAATCCGACAATCTTGCCGCCATCAATTACTGTATACATGTTTTTCTTTTCAAACATATCAATGCAATCCTGTATTGTTATTTCTCTCTCGTTTACCTGTATCATAGCTTATATCTCTCTTTCATTATTGTAGGCAGTTCGTAGCAGTCGATATAATCGTGAGTGTCTGCTATGTACTTCTTTTTAAGTCCACTCAAACCACACCCGAATTCGTGCTTTAACTGCCCTAAAATATCTCTTACAACCATGCTTCTTAATGGCTCACAATGCTTATTTCTTCCCAAGAGGTAACTTGTTCTTCTGCCAATGTGAGACAGGATTTCAAGCTTTTCTATCTCATTAATCTGCTCTCTTTCGCCTTTTTCAGAAATAATAAATATCAATCCGCTAAAACTCCTTTCTAATTAATAAGCTGAAATATCATTGACACAATAAATAATATTGCTGATAACATGTATAAATATTCAGCTATCCTACTGCCTCTCTTTGCTTTCTTGTATGCCGCAATAGAGACTTCTAACTTGTTTCTTTCTGCTATCAGTTCCTCTACTGATATGCTATATTGTGGTGTTGTCTGTACTTCCTTTTTCATAAACATTCTCCTTACTTAAAAACTTATTAACAAAGTAAACTTGTCCTTTGCCTGTTACCTTTGGCGTGCGTGTAATTCTTACGCTTCCATCTGGATTAATAAGGTTACTTTCCTTGATTTCAAATAGCCCCTGTTCAACATACCTTTGTGTAGGCATATTGTAAGAACTGCCGCTCTTAATCAGATACCCATTGGCTCTCAACCAATCAAACAATCGCTTCTGTCCTATCTGATAGCCGTTCTGGCAAATCAGCTTTGCCAAATCTCCAACAAGAATTGAGGTATGGCTTGCTGATACTGCATCAGCAAATATCTCTTTAGGCTTCATCTGTTCAATTCTTGCCTGTTTCTGTTCGATTATCTTATCTCTTTCAGCTATCTTGTTATTGGCTACAAGAAGTGCCTTTGCCATAAGTTCTTCATCAGACATTGTTTCCTGCCCTGCTATGTAGCCGCCGTTCTTTCTGATTGACGGAAGAACTTCTCCTGTTACCCAATCTGTAAATCTTTCTGCACTATCTTTACGGCTCTGAAAGATTGTCTTGTAAAGATTGCTCTCATCAATAAAAATCATCTTCTGTTTACCACCATTCGTAAGGGTATCGGTAGTAACTACTCCCTTTTGTCTTAATCTGCTTTTGCAATCAGAAACATTCTTAATTTCTAATATTCTGCATACATCGGCCAAGCAGAACATAGGTTCATCATCTTTAGTAATGGTTCGGATTTCTCCAAACTCTGAATTGTTAAAAATTTGCATTTCATTCATATTTTCTCCTTACGCCAAGTACATTATTAGCATATTATCTTCTACACCAATCATTGATACTTCATAATCTCTGTAAACCGAATCAATAGCTTCATCAATTGACATTGAATGAGTTGAACCATCAGCAACAATGTTGATTTCGCACTGCTCGCAATCTGCATAATATAAATTAAGCAATTCTAATACTGTCATGTTGTGCATGTCTCCTTTTTTATATTTGTGATATAATTCTCTTATCTTTTATGAAAAGAGGTGAGATTGTGAAAAATTTTGAAGATTTCAAAGCTTTTGTAAGCTCTAATGGCAATGAAATTCATTCTTCAATTCATCAGAAAGTAATGTCTGCTACTGAAAAGCAAAACTTTACTGACATTGCTGAAGAACACGAGTTTATTCGTCGTGCGTGGGTTGAAATTGGCATTATGGAAATGCTGGAACATTACCATAATTGGCTCAATCAAGATTAAAAGCCGATTTACCAACTTCACTCTGACACTCTTTATCTTCCTTGCTTGCAAGTTTCTTCAATGACCGATTGATTTCTTCAAGCAAGGAATTTCTTTTCTTTTCAATCTGGATTAATTCTTTCAATTCTCTTTCCATTCTTACTCCTTTCTCTTGTTGTCGCATTCCTTGTCGCTTTTCTCTGCCATATTCTCGACTTTGCCAAGAATATAGCCCTTGTCAAAATCTGACATCTTAGGAATTGCTTCCTTTAGCTTCTCAACTACTTCCTTTTCCTTTTCGCTCATTCAATTCACTTCCTTTCTGTTCATCTGATGTGCATATATTAGCACATTAAATATACATTGTCAACACTTTTGTTGACTTAATGTGCATTTTATGTTATTATACTTTTCAAGAAAGGAGGAACTACTTATGAATGAGAGAATTAAAAAAATTAGAAATAGCTTGAATATAAGCCAGACTGATTTTGCTCAAAAACTATCTATATCCCGTTCTGCTGTTTGTAAAATGGAAAGCGGAGAAAATTATCCGTCGGAACAGACAATAAAGCTGATATGTAATGAATTTTCCGTCAATGAAGATTGGTTACGGACTGGCGATGGAGAAATGTTTATAGAGAAATCCAAAGATGAGCAGATTGCTGAAATGCTTGGAAATATTCAGAGAAGCGGTGAAGACAATTTCAAACATAGGCTTGTAAGTGCATTAGCCAAGTTAAATGAAAGCGATTGGGAAAGTTTAGAAAAACTGATTGACTTGATAAATGAGAGATAACAAATTTGTTAAGCCAAGAATAAGCAAAGACCGAGAAAAAATCTCGGTCTTTTTCTTTTACTTCAAAAGTGTTTTAATGTAGCTGTATATTGTTTTTAGCCAATGATTATTATTGCAATTATTGATTAATTCGATTATCTTCTGTCTGTACTCTTCATTCTCCATTATGTACCCCCTAGCCGCACTCCGATAGCGATACGATTATTATAGAACGCATGTTCTATTGTGTCAAGTATGTAGTGGCACTGCCAACGCCAATTAAACAGCACCACTACGCCAGAACTTGAAGTGTCTTCTTTTGAAGACATGTTTATTATACATGTTGAATATTAAAATTTCTAATATATAACATCGCAAAATTGCGACAGCGTTCGACATTTTGAAAATGATATGTTATAATGCAAGCAAAAAACGGAGGGTTATTTTATGGAAGAAAAGCAAAAGATAAGCAAAACAAGCATAATTGCCGCAATAATTTTCTTTGCAATAATTATCGTTGCTGTATTACTGTGTTATTTTAGAATATTTAACGATTATCGTTACTCTGAAAGCGACAGGAAAATGATAGGCAGTGCGATTAAAATTATTGATGATTTTGAAAATGGAACTTTAAGTGCAAAAGAAGCAAGCACTAAAATGGAGAATTTAACAAATTTGGCAGAAAAACAAGCTGATGATAAAACACTTTCTGCCGCTTTTTCAAGCGTTGAAATATCACTTTCACTTTCAGATAATAAGCTGGTATCGCAAGATTCTAAATCTGAATGGCTTAAAAATATAAAAGAACGCCGAGAATCATTTGAGAAAATGTTAAAAGAAAAGAAATAAGTTTTTAATTTATACAGGCCTTACATTAAAGTAAGACCTGTATTTTTGTTTTTTAAATAAGTTCGCAATCAGTTACATTGACTGCGGCAAACAGTTCTCCGTCATGCACAAGCACAACCCTGTCTCCACTTTTTTCTGATACTGTGTATTCATCAAACCAAGCCTTAATAGGCATGCCGTCATAATCGGTATTGCCGACAAATCTCACCGTGCTACCCTCTTCAATGTCTTCACTGAATGGAATATTTGTAGGCGTATCATCAGAACTTGCACCGCCGACAAATTCAAGATTAGCAATATTAACAGCGGCTGTGATTGTTGTGCCGATACCTATAACAATTCTGTCTCCGTCCTCTTCAATCACATCATATTCATCATAATATGTCGCGAATCTCACGCCATCATAATCAATGTTATCAAGCACTTTGACTTTCTTGCCGTCACCGCGACTTACTGTATCTGTGTTAATATCATTTTCATTATCATAAATACACTTGATAAGACTGATGTTATCCTCGTCAATAGCAGCAGTGGTTACGCCATCAATGCCAATAACGACTCTTCTGCCGTTAGCTGATAAAACACTGTACTCATCATAGTAGGTGCTGAATGGCTCGCCATTATCGTACTGAATAGCGTTAATAACCTTAACTGTATCGCCCTTATGGTATTTAGTGTCTGGTACTGGCTCATAGTCTGGCACTGTGATTTCTTCAACGACATGGTCTGTGCAATAATCAGTGTAGCAATAGTTCTGGTCTACTGTCTGTCCGTTAATCTGTGTGTCTCTAAGATAATTAACGCTTCCGCCGAACTGCCACATATCATAGTCCGTGTCATTTGTAAGCTGTGGCTTTCCGCTTGAATAGCTTGCTACCCAGAGGCTGAAACCATCGTTTTTTACTCTCGCAACATCTACATAATTATTAAAATGGTTAGCTGACATATAAAGCCCTATATTTTTAAAGCCAGCCCTTTTAAGTTCATTCATAAACGCAAGCACAATTTCTGTCAAATCTTCTCCTGTAAGCATGCCGCCCTCAACGTCGTAAAAAACAGGATAACAAAAAGATTTGTTAGCCAAAATGCTTGCACAATGCCTTGCTTCATTTACAGCTTCATCAGCGTTTAAAGCGTTGCCAAAATAATAAGCTCCCTTGTGGATTCCTGCACTTTCCAACTTGTTATAACTGTTCTCAAACTCTCTATCTTCGTATAAGCCATCATCAGCACCGCCTGCCTTGATAATAGCAAAATCTACACCCTCATTATCCTTTGCACCTTTAAAATCAAAGTCTCCCTGCCATCTTGATGTGTCAATTCCGAATTTAATCATTTTCATACCTCACTTTTACTGTAACATTAATTTGTCAACTTCTGCCTTGAATTCTTCATAATCGGCTTCACACGTGCTCTTATTTGCAACATACAATTCTTTATCATTTATCGTTTAACTTATAGATGTCGCACCACTCTCTGTAATATTTGCGGATAAATACATAACTGCAACTTTGCTTCCGTTTTCTTCAATCATACTTGTTCCCTGTACTGAAATGCTTTTTGTAATGTTCAACATAACCTTTTACCTCCAATTATTCTATAGATTTAAGTAACTTATTTTTAATAATCTCAACGGCATTTATGCAACTTTCATCTGTAAGAATTACGTTGCCATGTTGATTATTTTTTTTAATTTTACCTGTATCATTGTCTATTTGTGTATAAGTAAAATCTACTCTTTCCCCCTCTGCGGTTGTTTGACTTGTAAAACTGCTAATTTTATTAACTATTGCCATAAACACTCACCTTCTTTCTGTTGATATTAAGATTCTTTTCTTCATCTGCATAAGTTGTAACGTATCCTTGTTGTCTTGCTATAATCATGCAGTCAAAATATGTTTCAGGCTCTCCAAATACTGTAAAAAACTCTCGCTCTTTAACTACATATAAATTAGACTTTTTATTAACTGCTGTAATTAAAATTTGATATTCGCAATCACAGTCTATTGTTTCGATGAATTTTCTGTTTAAATAAACGACACATTTTCCGTCACTTGCAATTTTCCCTGAACAAATGTCTGCAAAATAAGCTCCTGCGGTTTCAAAAGCGTTCATTGCAACGGTGCCAAAATTTTCCGTCTGAACAATTCTGTTTTTTGTTCCAGTACATTTAAAATTTCCGTTCCAATCGGCATATATTGCGTCATTATTCCACCCATCTTGCATTGTAAAAACTTTGTCGGATAACCAACCTTTAATAACACCGTTCTCATTCTGTACTTGATATTGATGAAATGTAGAAACTATATTATTGGTACTTCCTAAAAACACTGCTCCTCTATGTGTACTTTCGTTCTCATTACCAAAATATATGCCTTCTGGCTGAATTTTAATATAATTACGATTTGTCAAATCTAAAGTATAATATTCTAATCCTGTAGTTTTTGTTTGAAATTTATCGCCGCTATTTCCCCAAGTTTCCATTAAAATGTACGAACCTACATCTTTACCGCTCCCGTCAATAATAACTTTATTATATGCGTTAAGCTTACCGTCTGCCGTAACATAAAAATCATCTACATATGTCGCCGCCGCTGTCGTGTCTATGTGGTCTATGCTTATAACTTTTGTTGACGTGGATGACGGCTTGTTAATTGATATGCTCTGTAGCCCAGCTGAACCACTTAATTTTGTTGAAGAAATATTCCAGCCACCTATAGTTCCACCTGTGAAATTTACAGTTCCGTCAGCCGCAATCTTCGCGTTAGTGCTGTCTAAAATAAACCTGTTCGATTTAAGCGTTATAATGTCTGCACTTGCATTAATTTCGCTTATCAATTTGTCTTTGTCTATTTTTACCTCTAAGCTAGCCTTTGTAGCATAATTAGAGCTTACTGTAGTTAAAATCGAACTGGCCGATTGATTTATTGCAGAATTCATTTGTGTTGTTGTGCTGTATTCTGTAAATTTTTCGTTAACGTCCTCCGGTGCTGGTGTCCAGTCTGTGGCTTTGCCGCCGAGTTCCAGTTTAGGGCAAGACCATAATATATTGTATGTTGTATCTTTGTCCGATTCAAAACGCATAGTATTTCCAAGCGGTTTAGAGCCAGGCATCAAACTAAATACGTGTGTTAGTCTTTTCCATTCTCCCTTTTTTAATTTTATATCGTTAAAGTATCGTTGCACATGATTAGGTGTCATATAGTCGCCTCGAAATAGACCAAGTCTCGGAAGGGTAACTTCTGTATCGGAATCAACGCTAATATAAATAGATACTGTTACTATATCGCCCTGTTTTAAATTATTATGACTTGCAATGTTTTTCATAAAAATATAAGAGCCTTGATATGCTTTTGAAGTGGCTACCGAAATATTCCCTAAGTATCCTCTTGTTATTGTTCCATTATACTGACCTGGAATTAAATAGTCTGCTGTTGCTGAAGTTGTGTTTATTTTCGCTGAACCTCTAATTAAATTCCTTCCACCAATTTGCAAATCATTAAATTCTGTCTTACTTGTATAAGTTTCACTTACAGTTGTTTTAAATCCATTCAAATCAGCTGTTAAAGCCGTCATATTTGACTGTAAAGCCGTAACTGTACTTCCGTCGGCTTTTTCGCTTATCTTTGTTGTATTGCTGTTTACTGTTGCAGTAAGGCTTGTTAAAGACTGATTTAAGGATGTATATTGATTGCTTATAGCTGTGACTTTTGTATTCACTTCGGAAATTGAGCTATCTGTGTCTTCGGGGGCTGGCGTCCAGTCTGTGGCTTTGTTGCCTTTTTCAAGTTTAAGACCACAGATAAATAAACTTACATAATTACTTTCTGTCTTGCTGATTCGAGGTGACATATAGCCATCTGTCGTAGCTTGTATTACAAATGTGTATCTTTTCCATTCAGACGACACAGCAACATATATTGCTTCAAAATTTGTCTGCCCTGGGCATGTCACTACAGCCTGTGTATCTTCTCCACTTGTCTTCGCATATAAACTATATGTAAATATATCTCCAGCTTTACACGTAACATCTTGAGGTTTATCAACTCCATTCCATGTCAAATAGCGGGATATTACTGTTAAACCCTCATATTTCTCACTTTCTACTTTCCATTGTGGCAAATTTCTCCAATTTCCGCTAAAATCTTTTGTGCCTAAATAGAGATTCCTTCCACCAATCTGCAAGCCATTCACAACCGTAGTTATATCCTGTTGCCAAACCTTAGAGCTTATCTGTCCTTGAACAGCAGTAAGCTGTGTTCCTTGCGTTGTTACTGCATTCTGCAAATTCGTAACATTCGTAGTCATGTTTTTAAAAGCAACATCAAGCGTCTGTTTGTTCGCGTCCACATAAATCTTACTGCTTTTCAGCGTGTGACTTCCGTCTTCATTAATAACATTAAAAAGGCTTTCTATATCCAGTTTACTTGCATTAATATTTGCATTATCTTGAACAATATCATCACGAACAACTTTTCTTGTAACGCCTTTTTCAGTAAGTCCTAAAGCGTCAAACATCAAGTTGCCGGATTTATCCCAGACGTATATATTGTAGTCATTTGCGGCGTCTTTACCGATTTGAACCCTTGTAACTTTGTTATTATCTTTTATCTGTATCGTATTGTCGATTATATCAAGATTTCCGCTTTCGCTTAGGATTTCAACAAGGTTTGTATAAATTTTTCCAGCCGTAATCTTATCTGCAGCTATACTTTCTATCATTGCAGATTTTATCTGTGCATCACCGATATTTGCTACAATGCTGTTGCTAAACTCCGTTGTAAGGCTTCCGCCGGTTGCAGAACCGAACATAAGTGTATTGATATTTGCAACTTGAGCTTTTAAATCATCAACATTAAGATTTCGGATTTGCCCCTCGACAACTTCCATTCGTTCTATAGAAGCATATAAAAGATTTGCCTTGTCAACTGTAAGATTATTTACCTTTAAGTAATCCACATCGCCTTTTACGGCTGTGAGATTGGTTATTGTCGCATAGGTAATCTTGGCTGTATCTACATCTAACTTATTGATTAACGCCTTATTAACAACTAATAAATTTGCGTAGTACCGCTCCATCTGCTTTGCTATCGGACCGCTGGCGATATTACTGTTTTCTGTGTCAGATTGACCTATAGATGTAACAGTATCCATAAGTCCGCCGTCACATTCGTGCGTAATCTGCATTATAGGCACTTTGTAATCAATACCGCCTTTGTTGACAGTTATAATATCGCCTACCTCTAGTCGGTAATCACCGACGAACTTAACTGCAAGCGGTCTAAATGTAAAACCACCTATTTTTTTATAGACTTCATCAAGAATTGTCTGTGTCATAAACGGATTGGCAAAACTAAGCCCTGTTGCTCCGTCACCGGAAGTAATCTCGCTTTGTTCTGTGGAACTGCTTTTGGTATTATTGCATGTCAGTTTTTGTATAATAAAATCTTTACTCGTTGTGAATGTAACGCCTTGCTGATAATACTTATGTCCATCAAGTACATAGCCGCTATCCTTATACCACCTTAATTCAAGGTTTCCGTCAGAATTAATTACCGCATTACAGCCTTGTAGCATAGCCATATAGCCGATAATTTCTCTATAAGTATATCCTTGCGGCTTGTCGCTGATAGTATGTGCTGTAACTATATTTGTTGCTAAAGATATCCCTAACTTGCCACATATCTCATTAAGAATAGCTTTATCTGTGCTAGGAAATGCCATATCTGAGAAATAAGGCATATCAGCCTTATACATTCTGTCGTATGCTTCATAGCTTGTATACTCTCCGTCACTTGTTTGTTTAGTAACTGTAAATATTCCCAACTTAATATACTTAATTTCTGTGCCAACCTTAACGCCCTCAAATATGGTAATCTCCTTATTTTCAAGGCTTACTGTTGGCATATAAATAGAAAAGGCAACACTACTACTGCAAGTGTTACCTATCGTAATTTCGTTATTGGGATTTATCATGTTTTGGAACTTGAAATTGTTAAGCGTTTCAGTATGTTCTTTTCCATCAACGACATACTTAGAATAGTACCTTGCACTATTCCCCTTAACAATTTCTGTCATAGCTGTGCTTAAATTTTTCATTTTACACCGCCCTTTTTGTTTAAATTAATGTTCAATCATAAATTCAATGCTGTATAACTCCGCCGGGCTTATATTTTCGCAATTATCAAAAGAATTTACAGGAAGCATTGTCATGTCAGGCACTTCAATTTCTTGTTCATTAATTTCTTTAAATTCTGTTGCTAATTTTTCAAAATTTTCATCTGAAATTTTGTAGCGGTTATCTTCGATAATCGGTTCACCTTTATCGTTTTTGTCGGCATATTTCTTTTTTAAATCGTCAAAAGCCTGTAACGCCGTTTTATACGGCTCTTCCAGCGTTTTAATATTGCACATAACAGCCATAGCAATTCTGCCGCTTGTTTTATTTTGTGATAACTTATCTAAGTTCTGAAATCTCTGTATTAATTCGCTTGTTTTGAGTTTCATGTGTAACCTCTTTCTATTTCTGTATTAAACTTAATTTTGCTCCGACTATTAATCCGTCCTCATTCTTTGCCCTTGTGAGATACGGATATGTCACATCTCCTGTGTATATTGTCATTTCCTTTTGTTGACCGCCTAAAAATAGGACTTGTGCTGTTGGGAATGGGTTATTTTCATCACTAACCACATTGTCAAGCAATAAAGCCTGTTCTCCTGTAAGTGGTGGTAATTGTAGCTCTACTTTATCTTTAATTGTCACAATCGTGCCAACCATTTCTCCGTAGTCGTTTCTTCCTGTATTCTTAGACCATATCTTATTTCTGCTGTATGTGTAGCCGTTGTATGCTACCGGGAATCTAACCCCCTCAATTACAACCGCGTCAATCAATCATACCACCCCTTTCAAGGCATCAAAAAAAGAACGTACCTTTCGATACGTTCCCTTGACAAGTTAATATTTTACTAAGGCAATTATTTTAATAGTAGAGTTTTTACTAAAAGTTTTTTGTCAGATATAAATGGTGTTATTTCCAATGTAACATCATCTTCGCTATCCCCTAACACAAATGAAGAAGATACTGTTATAGTAACACCTTTTTGAATTTCTTTTCCGCTGTTTTTTGATTCATCATTGGCATGCCACATAGAATGTTTAATTTCAACACCATTTTGAAAGCAAGTATCATCAAAAGAATAATCAAAAACAGCATTATCATCTGAATTATTAGTAAAATCATAATAAACAATAAGTACCTTTTCGCCAAAATCATTTTCTGTTACTTCGTGTTTTAAATACTTGACAGTTTTGTTTTTATAAGTAAACTCCCCGTCAGATTGATTATTTGTTTGATTTTCATTGCTAAGTTGTAGCACTACCTCACCTACAAGTCCGCCTTGACCGCAACCTATCAATGTGAAAAGACAAATTGCTATTAAAGTGACTGTCAGCATTGTTTTGCACCTCATATCAAAATACCTCCTTATCTTTTGTATCTTAAATATATCTTTTTATAATGTTTTTGTCAATCAATATGGAAAAGCTGCTTGACCTGTCATATTAGTGTAGTTATTAGCTTTATCTTGTACCATTGTAAACAGCTTATCTGCGTCACCTTGTAATGTTATGTTTACATTGTTGTTAGCTTCTGACATAGCCGCTACAACCGCATTGTAAACTGCCGGATAAACTGCATTAGCAATACCTGTTGTAATTTCTTGCTGATTGGCTACCGCTGTTCTTCCGTCCATAGTACCAACCATTTCGGGTGCAACTTCATTAGCAACGAACAATTGTCCTTTGTTTGGGAAACCGCCGTTTGCGTACCAATCAACACTTATCTTAGGCACTTGAGGTGGCATAAGACTGAGTTCGCCATCAATGTCAAAATGTGGCATTTTTATATGTGGGAAATTAAGTCCTAAGTTGTCCCACCAATCTTTGAAATTATACCACATATTTCTCACTTTATCGGCAAAATCTTCAATTGCCACTGAAATAGCGTGAAGTGAAGGCTTGCTATCCCACCAATTAACTACATTATTCCACTTATCTTGTATGCCTACTCTTATTCCATCTGCCATATCACGCCATCTATCTGCTGTAAAGTAAGGTGCTACGTGATTATTCCACCAATCGTAAATTCCGGTTGTACTCCACCAAGAAGAAAAATCAGACCATTTATCTTGCAAACTTGACTTGAAGTTATCACCTAATTCATTCCATTTTTCCTTTGTGAACCATGGTGCAACATCATTGTTCCACCAATTTACAATAGCTGTATTTCTCCACCATTCGCCAATTTCACCCCATTTTTCCTGTGCCGCTGTTTTTATATTATCTACAGCATTCTTTGCTTCTTGAACATATTTGCTGTCGTCAATGTGTGCTAAAAATTCTGTATTAAATTTTACTGATAATATTCCACCGGGTGAAAGAAACGATTTTAGAATTCCCGACATTCCATATCTTTCATAAATTTCTTGCAAAGCCCCCCACAAAAGTTTTGTGTTTGGCTTTGATAAATCAATAATCAAATCAAGTATTTTAACTGTTATTTCTCCAATGTCTATTCCATCAAGAAATTTAACTAAATCCCTGCCTAACTCTTCTTCATCTATTGAATCTATAAAACCTCTTGTAAAATCCAATGCACCGCAAATGGTTTTTGTGATTATTTTCCCTGCTTGTTCCCATGGAAAAGCTTTTATGCCTTTGTTTATTTGCTTACTCGCATAAGAGCCTATTCCATACCAATCACCTTTTTTAATAGCTTTTTCTATCTTGTCTGCCCATTCGGTTGCCGAATTTTCCATATTGGCAAATGCTTTATTCCACGCTGCTTCATATTCTGCCGCCGCCTTAGTAATATCATCTGTCAAATCAATAGTGCTACCGCCACCACCGCTTGAGCCTTTGCTTGAGCTTGTATCGTCCTGTAATTTATTTATTTCATCAAATCCCATAAGGGATAGTGTAGCTTTCTTAGCTGAATCAGCTACATCTTGGTAGCCGTCTGAAATATCTTCTAAGCCATCTGATGTGTCTTTATAACCACTTTGTCCGAAGCTTTCAAAGTCAATCTTAACGCCCATTAAAGAAGCAAGGTTGACTAATAATCTTTTGATTGCAATAGTTACTCCGTTTACTATTGGCATAACCTTTGAAAGAATCGGGATAAATAGCTGTCCTGCTACCATTCCTACCTCTTTCATATTGTTACTGAACTGGCGTAACATGTTACTTGGGGAGTTGATTGTCAAATTTGTTATCGTATAGGCTCTTTATCCTATACTTCTTATAGTTTCCTATAAGTTCAGAGTACATTATCACCCACGTTTTTACGTTTGGTTTGGTGGTAGCCACTTCCACCTCATACTGCCCTATATGCAGTAGTGTCGGACACTCTTGGGAATATTATATTTATTCAATTCCTACTCGTTACGATACTCAATAGCCTGTTCGTAATCTATTGAGTTATCTCGGTATTAGCATAGTTGAAAAACTTTAGCCTTTACCGATTTTGCCCGATTGCCATAAGATATTTCTATTCTTATGCAACACTTGGAAGATAAGCTATATCATTAACTTTCTTCCGTCTATTAGCTAAATCACCCCAAGATACTTTACTTTGGTCTAATATTGCCAACACTCTTAACTGCTGTTTTTCCATCTGTGTCATTTCTGATACAGACTTTGATATACCTAAGTTATAGGCATACGTCGCTAATGTAGCATTAGTAATATCAATACCATATTTATACAATGCCCTTGATTGACCGATTAAGCCGCTTTGTAAGTTCTGTGCTACTGTTGAATAGTCCACGTTAAAAAGTGAGCTTATATCGCCTGCAAGCATTGTCATTGACTTTGTTATTGCTGTTGTCGCTTCACCTGTCTGCCCTAGTGAGTTAGTGACAGAAGCTAACTGTGAAGCGTACTGTGTTATCTCTTGTATGTTAAGTCCTAAGTTCTTTGCTCCACTTTCTTCAAGTAAGCCACCTTGAACATTGACTTTTAAGCCAGATAGTTTTCCAAGAGTATCATTTACTCTGCTTTGAAAACTTTCCGCATATGCTGTTGCGTTATCATATCCGTACTTTTCGTAATCTTTATCCCACTCTGAACCAATTTTGCCAAACGCTACCGCTTGATAGTTGAATGCTTCAATGTAATCTGTCGTTGACTTGATTGCTTCTATAAGCTTCTTACTGCCACGAATTACCATAAAATAAGTGGCATAAAACTTACCTATTGCACTTGCTAAGTTCCAACTACTTCTAGTTGCTGTTCTAGCACTTGTAGAAACGCCATACAGCGTTTTTTGAAGTGAGTTTGAAGAAGTACCCACCTTGCTACCTTGACTAGCAAGATTAGCCAATGCGTTAGTCATTTGAATAACATTTTGACTTACTGTTGGTGCTCTTGATAGCGTTGTCATTAAGCCATTTAAAGCATTGCCTAGCTTTGGAATGTTTACAACGGCGTTTTCTATACTCTTACTGCCTAGCTTACCAAGTGACTTTGCAAATTCTGTGACTTGTGTTGCATTTTGTGGAATAGCTGATATGCTTGCAACTGCCTTTGTGACAGCTTGAAGTGATGTAGCTGTGTTAGTTAATGCAACCGAATCAACAGAACCTATCTTTGTGATGTTCTTAGCAAGCCTTGTAAAATCTGCTGTTCCTGCGTTCATATTCTGCATAGCAGAACCTAACTGACTAACGCCACTTGCAAGACCGCTTAATGATGAACCATTCACAGTTGCAAGTGATGTTGACAGCCTTGTAAACTGATTTATCAGTTTATCAACAGAATTGATAGCTTTAGTGGCAGTACCGGTAATTTTGACTTCTAAACTGTCTAATTCCACGCTTATACCTCCGGCTTATCATTTTTAGGGTGTGTTAAATCCCAGTTTGCTTTGCGTATTTTCATATTCAAGACAAACTCTTCTCTCTTTCTTTGTATTTCATCTTCACTGTTCTCTTTTTTGTTAATATCTCTATAAATAGGCTTATCTGGGTATTCAAGCTCACCTTTACCCCAAGCACCACTTCTAACACCTATCTTGATTGCCGGGAGTATGTAACTACCTATTGCAAGCCATATATCTGAATCCATTCGTTGTCTTTCAAGTTTCTTGCCCTCTACAACCGCCCATAGCTTTTTAGGTGTCATTTTAAGGAAGTCTGAATAACTAACGCCTAGTGAACTGGCTAAAACAAAGTATTCTTCCCAAATTATTTTGTGGAAGTCTGCTTTTTCTTGTGGTCCTGTGGAACTACTGTCGGCTTCTTCTGTTCCTGTGTTGCTTCTTCCACATTGTTCGCCATCTCCTCTAGCATCGCTGTTATTCCCGACAGCTCGAAAAAACCATCATCTTCCATCGCTTTCTTAATCTCCTCGAACAATGTTCTATATCCGTAACTTTTATCTGTCTTTCTCTTTTCTGTAATATATGCCCTAGTGAGTTCCTTTGCTTCATCCATAGTTACTGGGTTATTATCAATACAACCTGCATAAATGGCTAAAATGCAAATCTCTGGCACATCTGCTGTCATATTTGCTAATCCATCAAAGGAAGCCTGTGCAACGCTTTTATCTGTCTGTGCAAGTAAGTAAGAACCATTAACAACAGAAAACATCTTCTGTACTATCTCTTTACACTCTGCTGCACCAAAAGAGAACTCAACTTTGTATTCTTTTCCGTTTGCATTAATATTCATCATAATTTTTACCCTTTCCCATCCTATCGTCCATATAGGGAAAGGTGCGGATTTTACACCGCACCTACCTTTTAAAATAATTATTCTGTTACATCATCAAGATATGATGCATAGTCGGCTGTTTTGGCGTTTGTGCCACCAATCGACACAGCCTTTGATTTAGTCGATTGGCTTATCATTCCCCCGATGTTGGCTCCACCTTTGTGTCTGTTCCTACCATATCCTCAATAATAAGGTTGATAGCCATTGTAAGAAGCCCGTTCTGCTCTTTACTTGTGATTGGTAACTTTGATGGTGGTTGTGCTACAAAGAACTCTGCGTCTGTTATGCCCGGAGTAATCTCCTGAAACCACATTCTCTTTCCACCTGTTAATCCGTTGTATGTTGCAATAAGAGTTTTCCATTCCTCGATTGTTGCGTCTGTCTTATTAACTGTTACTGCAACTGTATCTGTGACTGTATCTCTACCTGCAATGTTTCTTGTCTGTTTATCTTCAAGTGCCGAAGCGTCTATTGCTTCTGGTGTTACTGTAATTTCATCAATAGAATTAATTCTTGTAAGTAACTTGAATGATGTTGGCTTTGTACCTGCTGTTGTTTCAACTCCATAAGAGAAAGTAACGCCCAGTGTACTTAATCCTGCTACTGCATCTGCCATTGTCTACCTCCTAAAAATTTGCAAAAAAATAAGAGCATTCCTGCTCTTTGTTACATTAATCTGTCATTTGCCGCTATCATTCGTCTGAATCTAGCGGTACTCTTATGTACTTTATTGCTGGTTGAGAACTCTGGCATTGCATTGCCTTGAAATCGCATCAGCTTGAATGTATCTGTAATTACTGCCATAACCTTGCGACAGTCAGACTTGCTTGTGTTAGTGGTAACATCTACTTGGAATGTTGCTAACAATGCATTAATTGTCTGTCCGTCAAGCGTTTGCCCTTGTTCAACTGCCGGCAGTAAATGAATATATACTGTTGGGAATACTGCTTGACCGCTGTTTTCTCCCTCATTGGTTATGACTATCTTTTGATATGCTTTTTTAAGCTGTGTTAGGGTTTTAGCCTTGACAAGTGCTGTGACTGTGTTTTCAAGGTCTATCGCCCAATCGTTTGCATTTGCCATTAACTAAACACCTCTCTTGCTATCTGCTTATACTGATTAATAATCTCTATTGTGGCGTTGTACATAGGCATTGTAGCTTTAACGCCGTGTGTGGGTTTCCAACTTTCACTTTGTTCATCCCAGAACCACCATGTGTCTTGCCAAGCATGAACCTGTCCCGGGTATGTGCCAACTCCTAGTCCTAATTCATCAGCTTTAGGATTGGCAATAGCGTTATAATGAATACCAGCACCAAATTCAATCGCTAATAGCGTGTAAAATGGCTCTCTATCTTCTACTTCAACAGTTTTACCTGTAGCAATTAAAATAGCTTGGTAGCCATCTTGAATAGGCTTTCTGTCAACTCTCAATGTTACTGTCCTACCTAATGGGCTTTCATTAACGCTCATAATTGCCGCTTTGTCGCCTAATTCTGCTAATCGTTCAACAAGCAATCCACATTTATGCTGTAAACTCTGCTTATACTGTTGTAGTTGTCTGATAGCTTCATTTACGGACTTTTCAGACAATGATATATTAATTGTATGTCTTGCCATAATGCACCTACTTTACAACTGCTTTAAGCATATACTTAGTTGAATACAATGCTGGCTTAATGCCTACAATGGTAAAGTCTGCCGATGTTTCATCAACAAGGCTGTCAGATGTGTATGTAGGCTTGCTATTAAGCCAAATAAGGTCGCCTTTTTGGATAGGTAACATATTCCTATCTGTCAGCAAAATAGCATCAAAATCAGCCGTATCAAAGCCGTATTCTTTGCTTTGTGCTTCTCCGCCGCTGAATGATATGTTTGCTTTGAAATCGACCGGCTCTGAAAAGCCTGTTTTCTCTTCAAGGACTTTAGGTATCTTATTTCCCTCATCATCAAGATAAGGAATGAAGTTGCCCTCTGTGTCGGTATATCCCTCATAAAGAATATTGCCGTCATCATCTCTTTCATAGATAGTTACTGTCTGCCCTTGAAGTGAATACTTCATAGCCTGCTTATTAATGTCAAGCATTGTTCTTTACCTGCTTATAAATCTGATTAACGCCTGTGCTTGATAATCCGGACACAATTCCTACTGCGATTGCATTAAGAATATCATTTGCCGGAAAGTCCGGTATTACATACATACCTACAACGCCTAAGATACCGCCTGCAACGCCTACGATTATAGGAATAAAATTATCCTTAATGTGTGGAATTGCCTTAGCTCCTAAGCCTATCAGATATGTTATTACAACGATTGCAACTACTGTTGATACTGATGTTATATCCATTTTAATCTTTACCTCCATTCTTTAAGTGAATTTCCTGTATTTCGTTATACATCTTAGTTACCATTCCATTACCGCCCAATGCGTGATATGCGTTATACATCTCGACGAAATTATCATAGGCGTAAGATGGTATTTCACCTATTTTCATATACTTATCGTGATATTCGATAAGTTGTACTCGTAAAAGTAACATTGTGCCTTTACTATTGGCGTCTTTGTCTTTTTTCTGTTGTTTCAGAAGCCAAACTATATAGCCAAGTAATATCGGTAATACTACGGTATAAGTTTGTAATAAAAATTCTTTCATTTTATATCTCCTGCAAAATTAATAGGCACACTACCCACCACCCTTAATGTGTGCCGCCTGCTACCATATTGCCGACATCAGTAAAATGGTAACGCACAATCTTCTTTAATATTCTGTAATGCCCTATAGGCGTTATAATACTTTGGCAAATGGAAATACCCCAACAAATAAGCTGTCTCTATCTCTCCAAGTTCTGTTGACACCATTTTCATTGTAGCTTGCCATAAATGCTTCACCTGCCTGTGAATGGTCGTAGACAGCCAGATTAACAATAACACTCTCAAATTTCTTCAAGTCCTCGGTTATCATTTCATCTGTGTAGCTGTCAGGGTAATTTCTTTTTGCCTTTACATCTTCTGTAGCCTGTTTAATAAGCTGTTCAATTACCGGATTATCTTCCTTGTTATCGAACACGACCACATCAGATGTTGTTTCATCATCATTCGTGACTGTATCAATATGAAATTGTTTAAGTCTGATTTTGACTTGCTCTAATGTGGTGTATTCCATAATTTCAGCTCCTATAATCCTAATTTCTCAATTAACAGTTCTTTAAGTTCTGCTCCTGTAAGCTCCATTGCGTTCTCAATACCTTGTTCTAAGGCAAGTGTCTGCAAGTCCGCTGTTGGCATACGCTTAATGGTCGTCTTACTATAATCAAAAGAAGCCCCAGAATTGTTATTTTCTGGAACTTCTTCTCCTGCGTTATACCATTTACCATTATGAATCACTATATATGGATATTTCATAGTTGCACCCCCTACTCTTCGCTATGAACCTCATATACGAATGTGCTATCCATATTTTCATATGATGGAAGTACAACTTCGGAAGCGAATGTTGACATCTTCATAGGTGGTCCGTACTCTGTCTTTGTAGCGACTGTAATACCTGTACCGTATACTGTTACATCTACATCAGCTACCTGTCTTGCTGTTCTTTCTTCTGGTGTAGTTCCGAACCAAGTACTACCAAGATTGCCATCTGGGAGAAGTGTAACCTTATTGTCTGGATAGAAGTACTGTTCCTTACCATCATCATCAATGTACATCTTATCGTAAAGTACGATAGTGAGCTTTGTTCTCTTCTGCACTACTGAAATAACAGTATCATCATCAACCTCAATAGTTGCTGTAAGGTTCTGTGCAAGGATTGAGTTTCTTATCTGTGCATTATCAAGCAAATACTGGAATGTATTGCTGTTCATAAGTGCATATTTAGCAATCTTGCCCTGCTTCTGTAACTTCTTTCTTGCATCGTTAAGGTCTGTAAGTGGCTTTGAATTAGCTGTATCGCTCCACATACTTGTGCCGGATAACTTTGCGTAATGGTCTTTTGCGTATGAACCATCCTTGTCATAATCGTAAGCATACTGAACGCCATCACTTACAATAGCAATTACCGGATGACCTGCATTTGTAGAAAGAAGTGACATTCTCATACGCTCTGGAACAACTTCTGCACCGCTTACAAGATTGTTAGTATCGTCATATACGCTTGACAAAGCGCTTGCAAGGTAAGGGTCGTCTGCTGATTGAATACGCTCTATTTCAAGCATTTCCTCTTCACCGACTGTCATTCCCTCACGGAAAAATGCCATCTGTGTTTTTTCCTTGCTTAATCCCTCTCTGGCTCTAATTGTTGGGATTGTGTCAAAGTTGGATGGTGCAAGTGATACTGGAAGTCCTTTATGTGTCTTAATCCAGCTTAAATCAAGCCCCTGTTTCTTTCTTTCTGGAAACCACTGTAAGCCAAGATAAGGTATCTGATTACTAGCGTTTTCTGTTGCTGATAATGCAATAGACTTACTGTCTAATACTTCATTGATTAACATCTGTTTACCTCCTGTTATTATTCAAATACAATCATTGGAAGAGCTGTCTTAACTGTTGCGTCATATGTAACGCCTGAGTGTGCTTCTGCTACCTTTGTGTTAAGATATGCTTTCTTGAGCAGTACGCCCTGTGGTCTGTCCTCTGTTACATCAAACCTTAAAATGCCTACTACTGTGGCTGTGTTGTCAGCCTTGCCATTTGCTCCGATTGGAGTGCCTGCTTTAACAATCTTCTTGCCCTGTGCGTTTGTAGTTGTTACACCATCAAAATCAAGTGTTAATGGGATTGCTTCGTTAGGCTCTCTCTTCAAAATCTGAACATCTCCTGCGTATGAAGTCTTTTCATACTGCATATTCATTTCCTTTGCCATTTCTTACCTCCTGTTATTACTGAATGTAATGTGATAAAACGTCATTGTTTTTAGGTGCATTAGATATAAGACTTTCTGCTATCTTTTCAGCGTTTGTCTTATTGTCTGCACCACCTTTATTACTGCCACCGCCCGGAATATCCTGATGTTTTGCAATTTCCTGTTCCTTAGCCTGTGCCGCAGCTGTTTCCTTTTCGGACATAATCTTGCCAAGTTCGGTGTAATCAAGGCTTCCATCATCTTTAACAACTGTCTTTGCCTGTTCAGCAGTAATCTTAAAATTAGTCATAGCTGCTTCCCTCTGGTCTCTGATAGCGTTAGATTTCTGTAAATCGGCTATCTGCTGATTAGCTGTATCTAAGGCTTTATTTGCCTTTTCAAGCTCTGTCAGGTTTCCAGCCTGTATTTCATCAAGCTGTTTCTGCAAGTCGTCTGCTGTGTCAGCCTTAGCCTTGTACTGCTTTGCCTTGTTTTTCTCCGTAGCAACCTCTGAATTGTTCTGATTAAGAAGATTTGTAATCTGTTCATCTGTTGCTTCTGGAAAAAGTTTTAATACATCTTCTCTTGTCATAATTACCTCCGTTAAACACACGCTTTTGTTACCGCAGGTCGCTCCTGCTGTGTCTTCTGCTATTTACCGCATAGCTACAAAATGTATAAAATAAAAGCAGCTACCGATTATTCGATAACTGCCTTATTTTCTAAAATTATTATTTTGTTTTGTGCCATTTGTCAGTACCAACGGGAGTTTCTAATGTTTTTTCTATCGTCCACCCTCGTTTTAATCTTGCATATAATATTCCAGAATCAATTCCTAAATATTTCGCCCATTCGGAAACTATTTTTGTGTTTCCTTTGTACGTTAAATACTTTTTCCCTTGACTGGCTGTTTTTCTAACTTTAGTAGTCAATGCTTTTTCTATTGAATACCCTTTGTTTAATCGCCAACGAATGGTTGATTCTGATATTCCTAATTCATCAGCCCATTCCTGTAAACTTTGGCTCTTTCCTTGAAATTCAAGAATAATTGTATTTGTCCTATTATTTGCTTGAACCTTTGCGTTTGTAAATCTGCAATTCTTAGGTTCATAATTGCCATTCACATCTATTCGGTCAATACTTTGTTCTCTTTGATGTTTATTTTCATCAAAGCCATTGGCGTATGCCCATTCTGCAAAATTTTTTGCTCCATCTTTTCCTAGCCATTCATCACATACTTTAATTCCTCTCCCACCATATTTTTTGTACTTTCCATCATTAGGATTGTAACATCTTGCTTTCATACTTTCCCAAGTTTTATACACTCGTGTTCCAGTTAATCCGTGAGTATAATGCTTTCCTTTTGTTTTATCTGACATAATATCATCTCCTTTGCGTATATTATATCATAGTTGCTAGCAACTTGCAAGCTACTTGACAATTACTTTACAATTATTTATAATATCAAAAAGCGAGGTGTTATTATGTCACAAGGACAAATTTCTGAAAGTAAAATTAAAACTACTATTGTTATGGAAAAAGAACTTAAATCTTCTCTTGAACTTATTGCAAAAGAAGATATGCGTTCACTTAATAACCTTATGGTAAGCATTTTAACCGATTATGTAAAAACGAGAACTAGCAGAGGCTAAACTGTTGGTTCTCGTTTTTCTATATCTGTGTTTTCTTTGTTCACCATATCTATTGTTTTATATAAAACATCAAAATATGGTTGTGACTGTAAAGACACTTTTTCCGCATCCCCCCATAAGCCGCAAGTCGCAACTGCTATTCTTGGGTTTATTCCTGCTTGTAGCATTTGTGCAAGTGCTTGTGTCTTTGTATAGAGATTATCTAACGGGCTATGATTAATTTGCACATCAAAGTCCCTTGGTGATAGTTTTAAATCATTTCCTGCTAATCGCAATACATTTAAAGTTACTATCGCAAGCCTTTTTTCTGCGGATTTTACAATAGGGTCTTTTTGCTTTGCTCTGGTTTTTGAAAAATCCCATCCAGCTCTCAAAGATACCGCTCCCTGTGTATCGCCGCCAGAGTTTTGTGATTCTCTATTCGGTATTGCTAGGATAGCTTGAAGATTATCAAGCAAATCATCTTTAGCGACTTGGCACTGTGTCTGATTAAGCTCCTGTGTCATAATCTCAACATCTGATTTATTGTCTTTGTTGATTGACTTAACCGTAAGGGCGTGGTTCATTTTCATTTTTTCAAATGTTTCTGTGTCAACTTCGCAATTAACAAACTTAACCCAGTATTCAACAAACTGCTGTATGCTATCCATTCTGTTAGACTGCATATTATTAATAGCATCCAACATACCTATAACAAGCTCAATATCAGATATTCTTTCGTGGTTATTAGGAAACTCAACAATAGGAATTTCGCCATATGTATGTAGTTTTGCTTCAATTACTTTGCTGTCAGCAATTCTAAAAGACATTGTGTCGGAAAAAGCCATTTTATACCAGTTTCCATCCTCGTCTTTAAGTTCTTGCACAACAAGCATAGGTTCTTCTGTGCTTTCATTGTAAACAACGTAAGTATTCATTGGCGTAGGTGCTACAATTCTGAATGGTACATCTCCATTTTTAGGTTGAACCGCCTTAAATGATGTTCCTGTTGCTGACTGCCACTCTCCGGCTTTAATATCTTTCTCCTGCTTATTGGCATCCGCCATAAAATCATTGAGTATATCAACCGCCTTATTGATAGCTTCATCATCTTTGCGGCTAATAAACTGGATTGGCTCGCCATATGTTTGTCCTACCTTAAACTGAACAATTTCATATGCGTGATTTTCAACAATCTTGTTTGTAATATCTTCATTAGTCAGCTTATGTCTGTACAATATTGGTTGGTCGCCCTTGTAGTAATGCCACAGATACTTGATAACCGGCTTATTCCAATTAAATACGCCTATAGTACTTCCAATAACCTTAACAACATTGTTAGCAGTTATTGTATCTACATTCGTGTATGCAATTTTTCTACCATAACAGCCTCTAACAAGGTCTTGAAAATACATTGTGTTCATATCCTGCTCCTAATAAAATGTCATACCGCTTGAACTTCTGCTGTCCGGTATTTCTTTAATCTGAAAATTATCATCATCGTTAGGCACATACCATATCCATTTGTTGCAATGCTTGCACGCTAATTTATGTGTTCTTGTGTCTTCGCTGTCTGCCTTAGTCAAAAACTTATGGCAGTTCGGACACATAATTGATTTATCTTTATTCATATTTCTACCTCGTTGCATAACAAAAAACACCGCTACAATTAAGTAACGGTGCTTTTCTGATAAAGGATTGTTTTATGTTTATGAAGTTTGCTTTTGCTCAATATAATAATACAAGATTTTTTCGTCACAATCGTAACAACTTTTAATTTTTTTCAATAAATCTCTGAAAAGCCATTTTTACACTGCTTTCAGAATTGCCACCTATGATATGTGCTATCTGAATCCAAGTCTTATTCTCTAAGAATCTAAGATTGATTATTCTTCTCATTCTACTATCATCAATGCTTGCAATAAATTCTTCAACCTCATTGGTTTTTTCCAACAAATCATCTTCAAGCAACTGCAATGTGGCTTTTCTTGCATAGAGAAGCGTTTTCTTTCTACTGTACTCCGGAAATGGTACGCCCTCAATCTTAAAATGTTGCTTGCCGCCATTGCCACCACTAACAGAATCTATAACCATTTCTCCGGCTTCGATTTTACTTATATCTTTTTCAAGTCGTTCTATCTTTAGTCTTACTTCTTTGACCTCTTCTTGTAAATCTGAATACTGTGATAAAGCTTCCTTTGTTACCATAATATCAATACCTCCTAAATGGGTTTATAGCAGCTTCAACTTTAGCTGTTCTATTACCTTGGGTCATTCTTAATGCAAAGTTTGAGAAGACATCTGGAACATCATCTAATTGTTTCTTGCCTGATACCGAATACTGTTTTAATAATGACATCATCACTCCGTATGGCTCATTAGGTTTATAAAGTGATTGGTCTTTAAAAATAATATGTTGCAATATCCAGTTAGAACATTGAAATATCCTTGCTTCCTTATTCGTTTCAGTTGGTGTATCAGTGATGTTACATATCCAGCCGACGCTCTCAACTCTCTTATTAACTTCCATTGCCACTCTATCACCGCCGGCGTTACGTTCAAATTCACACTCTTGTACTTTATTATTCACAAGTACTGCTGCGGCATTTCTGTATTGTTCTTCGTAATCCGCTGTGTTATCGCATACACAATCAATGCAGTAATAATCTTCTCCGTATTTCTGTAATACCGGTAGCACAAAGTAATCCGTACCTTTGCCCTTAGTATCGCATTGTGCTGTAATAATTTCCGGTTCTCCGTGTGGCAGATTAAGGTATCTGCGGATTTTATCGTCCGGGAATAATAAGCCCTCACGCTCGATAGGCTCCTGTTTATATAAACACTTGTAAGAGATTTCATCCATTAAAAGCTGTTGGTCATCAAAAAACTCTTTTGTGAATCCGCTATACTCATAATCAAAATTACTCTCGCCTGTTGCTGGATCAACATCCGGTATAGCAATAGTCTTAACCCTTTTGTTTCCTGCGTACATATTCTGTATTCTTCCGATAACATCATGTACGCTCCAACGTGTAGCAATATGTATCTCTTTGCAATTATGTCCGTCTGTATCTTGGATTTTTCTTTGTCTAGCATCTACCGCATATTTATCCCACAGCTTATCAAGTACCATAGGATTAAGTGCTTCTTCAATGCCACCTATCATATCATCTACAAGTAAAAATTTACTTGCACGGACTTTACCGGCGTTCTTGCTTCCAACAGATGTACATTGTACGCTTGGAAACGGTTTATACTTGCCTATGTTGAACTGCTCTAACTTTGCGTTAGTGCTTGTAACTGTAAGGCTAGGAAAGATTTCGTTCCACGCATATTCATCAGCGTTGGTGACAATATCGTATACGCCATCATAGTACATTCGTGTAATGTCGCCGGAATGGGAGTAAAAGAGACAAAAATCATTAGGAAACCAGCCAGCTACTAAGGCGTTAAACATCTTTTCGATAGTTGTCTTTCCCGCTCCAGGTATTAATGACACACACAATATATCGTATTTATCATCAATCATGCCCTGCAAGGCTTCTATTAACCCCATTTTTAAGAATTGTTTGCGGCGTGGCATATAAAATCGTTCTTTAGGCTCTCTTTTCTTTTCAAGATACCTAAATCCGCTATCAACAACTTTGTGTTGAGCTTCAATCAGTAAAATATCATAAAACCAATTAATCAGCTCATATTCCGTTTTATTTGCAAACGCATACTTCTCTAAATCCCATATTGTTCCGCCTGTCTTATTTTTACAGAAACGCTCTATAATGTCTTTTGCCCTTTCTGTAAGTTGTAGTCCATACTCAATATCTTTCTCGCCGTTTATGGCTACACTGCAAGCGTCTACATAGGCATTAGTTACCTGTTCATCTATTCCATTTTTCTCTATGTAATTTTCATATCCATTGATTGTAGAAATAAGGCTTTGACTAGCCATAAGAAAAGCACCTCCACTTTTCAGCAAAGGTGCTTATAGACCTCTGCCTATAATTTTTCTAGGTTAGCACCGTAAGTCGCTTATACGGCGGTAATATATTACTCTGTTGTTTTAATCATTATCTCTTCAACGCTATGTTCGCTACAAATCATTGTGTAACTATATCACGTCTTCAAAATCTACAATATACAATCTTTGGCAACTGTCTTTTACTCTTTCTCTTGCCTCTTCAATATTTTTACAAATCCATGATGGATAATTGCTAAATTCAACATTTACTACCGCATATCTGTATTGTGGATAGTATCTTTCCTTAACTTCTTTAAGGGTTAAGTGTCCAGACTTTTTGTGCTTTGTGTTTCTGTTGTACTTTGTGTCGATAAGTTCTGAATAAAACTTGTAGTTTATAAAATTTATGATTTCACATACGGCAAATATAATTGCAATTACAATCGCTATAACAATTTCTTTCATGGTCATTCGTCCTTTCTGCTATTTAGAGTAGTGACCAACTCCATTTGTTAGTCAGTAAAATTTTGTTAGATTATTGGCATGTGTTGCAGCAAATTGGATGCATTTTCTGAATAAGTGCATTATAATTATCAATTACATATTGTGCCAGAATTGCATATACCTTAATGCCATATCTTTCTGCTATTTCTCTTTCAATGTAACAGCCATTCCAATCATAGCTTTCACATATACCAATAAACACATCTGCTTGTGCTAATTTCTCAAGGCTTTTTCCTAAAAACAAAATGGCTTCCTTGCTATCTTTCGGTGGGTTATCCTCAACATAGCTGTCTATAAGCTCTAATTCTTCGCCCTCGCATATCTCCGCAATCTTTTTCATCTTCTGAATACTTGCTTTGATTTCTTCCTCTGTTCTGCCTTTCATTGGCACGCTCACAAATAATTTTTTCATAAAAATTCCTTTCCGCTGATAATCAGCAACTAAACATTTACTAATTTGTCTACATGCATTGTCATTACAATTGTTGTCCCATTTTCATCTTTTGTACTAACACAAACACATTTGTCATCATGGCTTATCGCATTTGCAAGTCTAATTTCTGTTTCGTTATCTTTAAATCTGTAACACTCCCGCATTTTTTCAATGCAGTTATTCATTTCTGATATTTTCATAACTTTGCTCCTTAAATCCTTGCAACTATGTGTTCTTTTGCAATTTCTTCTTTTTCCGGGTCGTAAATAACCGAACCGTTTTTATCAGTCTTTAATTTATCAAATTCACAAGAAACTTTTATACCATCCTTGTTACTGCATTCTGCATGATAATCAATGGCACATACTTTCTTCTGCCATTTTCCATTGGCATAAATCTTTGTGTAACCGCCAGCTCTTGTTTTAATGATTATTTTACTTCTTGATTTCTTCATTTCTCATAAACCTCTCAAAATCTTTTCTGCACTTTGTGCATAAATCATATTGGTGCTCATTTCTCCATATAGCCATTGGGAGTGTTTGTTTTGCTAAATCCTCTGCCGTGTATATAGCTTTATCGTATAAAGGCTCTAATTCTTCTGTTTTGACATGAGCGTATTTCTCATTGTAAAATGTCATCTCTTTTCCACACCTGTCGCAAGTGTGCCATTCTTTTTGATGTTTCATATAATTCCTCGCTTACAAATCAAGTTTATTCAAATAATCCGTTCCGCTATTTTCAAGTGCCTTGCTAATGCCGTTAATCATATTAGCTATTGTCTGTTCGACTTCCTTTATCTTTTCAACACTTCCACCGCATTGTAATGATAAATAGCTTTTCTGCCAATCGTTTGCATTTGCAACTATACTATTGTGTACATCTTTCTGCGTAATCATCATTCCACCAGCTTTCAAACTAACCCTAGCATACATAAAATATCAAATACTGATATTTCCTCTGCACCCTCTCTTGTGTGCATAAGAATTTCTTTGAGTTTTTCATTTTCTGTATTGCTGTATTTATCTTTGTTATATGCTTCTGAAAAGCAATAATATTTGCAATATCCATAGCCTACCCCAAGCATATTGCCGTAAATGCTCTTTCCGACAATATCATAATATTTTGGTGCTTTTAAAATATCGTGTTTTTCATCTAGGATACATTCTTTTTGTTCTGCTTTTAGCTTTGATTGAAGATATTTCAGAAAACTTCGTATATCCTGTTCTGATTTGGAAATATATAAAATAGTTTCATTCATTTTTCCACCACCTATTCTATATGCTTAAATGTTCGCTACAATCATTGTCAAAAGAAATATAACACTTAAAAACCCACTTCTGCGACTTCTTTAATATTTTTGGATTTCTTTATGAGCCATAACGATAAGAGATAGTAAATAAACAATGCTATTTTGCACAATATCATTCTTCCACCAACTTTCTACCGCAGATAGGGCAATAATTGATTTCAAACTCCCCCTCTCCATATTCTTCACCGCTGTTGTCATAGCAAAGTTTATAACAATAGCCATAATTAGTTGATTCTATATATGCTCTGCCATATGTATAGCCATTTTCAATCTTCTTCTTTTTACCATTGCAAAATTCACACATATCACTTCTTCCCCCATAAATTATCTGGTAATTCTTCGCCGCCATAAATCTTGTTAGCATATTTCTTAAATGTTGGTACGCTACAACCTGCTACTTTTGCCGCCTTTACTTGTGAAGCCTGTCCCGATATGTATAGGTTTATTGCTTCATAGAACTTCTCTTTGTTTAGTGGGTGTACGCCCATAGCCATAATAATCACTCCTTGTCTGTTTTACATCATTTTCTGTATCATAATCGCCAATATACCTGTCAGTAAACATATAATTATCGACATTCCCTCTTTAATGGCTGTTGCAATAGATATATCTTCTCTTTCAATGTATTTGATATTGTAATAAACCCATATCAGCAACACTATGCCTAATATTAATTTCATAAACATTGTTCCTTTACATCTCTATAAATCTATTTGCCAGCTTGCCAAGATATTCAGCATTGGCAAAATGTGTTATTGAGTAGTTGGTGCTTTCTCTATGTTCTCTAATAAAATGGTCGTTAATCATTCTCTGTAAAACTGTAATGCCCTTATCGTCTGTTTCGTATATATCATCAGAATTAAAATGTCCGTGTTCTGTATCTGTGATAGTTGATAGGACAAAACATACATTCTTTAATGTCTTATCTGTAAGTATTGGGTGTACTTTATGGAAATAGATTTCATATAACTGCATATACATCTTAAATCCGTCTTTAACACAATCACATATAGCTGAATTATCTATGTCGTTGTCACAGATGTTATTAAACCTATCAACCATATCTTTTTCTTTAAGCAACATTTCATCTCTTGTGACAGCTCTTGCCGTCGGTTTCTCTGAAAACGATGTATGTACCTCTCCATCAATGTTAATTGATGTATTGTCCTTATTAGTAATTTCTGGATTATAATCTCTGTTTATATTCTCTGTAGTAATCTCTGGTAATGGTCTGTCGTTTTGTCCTTCTCGACAGGTCATTTTGTCCTGTCGGTCTGTCATATTGTCTTGTCGATTTGTCATTTTGTCCTTATCGGATTCAAATTTATCTACAAGTTCCTGTAATTTATCAGTATCTATTGTATACCACTTTGTTTTATCAATAGCCAATTTATTATAATTAGCTGATATAACCACTCCTTTATTTTCAAGTCTGGTAAATGTTCTCTGTATAGTTTTCTCACTCCAATATGGAAAATTATTGATTCTCCAATCACTGTATGAGTTGTAAACCCAATATTTACCATCAACAAGGTTCTTTTCAGCTTTTTTATTAATTTCTAGCCAATAATTTAATTGATTTAACACTATTGCTTCGTTTAAATCTCCTAAAACAAGTGCTAAATCGGTGTTTACAATAAGTGTCTTTGATTTGTCAATGAATAATTCTTTAAAATTCATAAATTACCTCCTGTGAAAGATAACAGCACTCCGCTTGTACTTAATCTGTGAATAGCAAACAACAAACAGGCAGTTCACAGGTCTGCTTTTCGGTAGCTAGCCTAGTTTGTTGTAATTGATGTGGTGTGGAATCGAACCGCACATAAGACATACGTCCTTACGTTTTTGAGAATTAAACCCATAAGCACGGCTCAAACATTTTTAAATATATGTTTGTTACCAGCTACACGTTGCTTACCCACTTGCATACACACCAACTCACATGTAGGTGGTTTTAGAGAAATACAGATAACCAACAACTTGTTTCTCTTTTCAGTTTACATGTGAGAACGCCGTACACAGGATTTGAACCTGCAAGCCTTTTACAGCCAACGGTTTTCAAGACCGCTTCCTCACCACCCGGACACACGGCATATGCCGCCTGTAACGGCTATCAAGAATTTTGTAATAAATAGTCGGGGGTATTAAGAAAAATCCTTGATAAGTTGAATTTCACGCCTCTGTGCGAGGTAAACCTCTCGGATAGTCTTGCACTACCCTTAACCGAACAAATCCAAAGAGGTAAATATTGAAAGGAGGTCCATCTTGGTTGCAAAGATAGACTGTCAATAAAAAGTAAGCTGAACTACGCTTATCAGAATCGAACTGATACTGTCACAATCAAAATGTGATGTGCTAACCAATTACACCAAAGTGCAATATTCTATATTAATCCCCATTCTTCATCGGAATAAGAATTTATATCTTTTTTCTTAAAGGGAAGATTGTATTTTATGCACCATTTCACTATAGCTTTATCAGAGACATTAAATTCTTTTGCAATTTTAACAAAAGGTTCTTTTCTTATTTTATCTTTTAAATCTCTCCTTGAAATCAGTATTTGATTATTCTCGGCTCGCCTCTTGCCCTCGCATTTATTACAACGAATCGCTTTTAAATTAATTTTTTTGCCACAGTCAATACAATATTTTTGAGAACTTCTTTTTTTATTCCTGCCATTAGTTGTGGGTAATTGCATGTTGCAGTTAGGACAAACCCATCGAAGATTTTCGAGCCTATCATCGGTATTGTGTCCGTTAATATGGTCGAGAATTAAGACAAGTGGTTTCTCTTGCCATATAGGTTTCATTCCACATATTGAACATTTATATTCTGTGTATTGCCCTTTTTTATACCAATGTCTTAACACTCTTTGTGTTGCAGTAGAGTTTTCAATAAAAACATTTTTTTCGTTTCTTTTAATGTGTTCAAGATTACTGAAATGGCTATAGTTAATACCATATTTGTCTAACCTACTTTTGACAGTCTTATGATTAGAACCACTACGAGTATTATAACCAAGTTTTAAAATTAAATCATTAAATGAATTACTTTCAGCAACTAATTGGGTTAATTGCTCAAGAGTAAAATCATCCATCCTTGCTTTTGACATTTGATTGTTCTCCGTTTTTAAATCCTGTGCCTTACCGCTTGGCGAAAGGGCAAAAATGTGATTTATTCTCTGACATATATTCATCACTGCCGCAGTGTACTATTCTTTGTAGCCATTTATACGCATTGGTCAGACACGGCATTAAATATTATTTTGATAATTCTATGTACTTGTCAATGTACCACTTAGCTTTTTGAATGTCCTCTAAGCCGTTTTTTCTGCCACTTCGGTAGTTATACTTAAAAGCATTGAGCAAACAAAATGTTTTAACAGCTTCAACACCAAATATCTCAAGCATAACATCTATACACTCATATTTACCTGTTGCGTAATGACTCGGATGATTAACATTATCATTTACCGGCTTATCATTGATGCTAGGTGCAACATCTTTAAGTGGAGTAAAATTATCTTCCTCACCGCCATTATTAACACAACTCTTACATGGCTCTGTGCTAAATAGCAATGATTTGTTTGTGCAATCAACGCAAAATCCGTTATTTTCAGCATTTCCCATTAAATATCACCTACCTGTCTGTGATTAGCTCTGTAAGAATCAAAGCCATCTGGATAACGTGCTATAAGCTTATCTATGTTTGTCTGCATTACATCATCAAGACTGAATCCGCAAGCTTCGCAAATCATAGCAACGTACCACATTACATCTCCGCACTCTTTCTTGAGGTGTTCTAAGTCTATTCCCTTTTCGTGGAATATGCCCTTTTTAACAAGGTCTGATACTTCGCCAGCTTCACCAGTTAAACCTAAGACGCCATTAAGAAGTCCTGCTATGTCATTTATATTGCTACACTTAGCATTGTTTTCTGTTAGAGGGCTAAGTGGAAGCTTACCAGTTAATTCGGTACTTAATCTATGATGAGCCATTTTATCGTTAGTACGCATAGCCAATTTTTGGTATTCATTGCCCTGCATTTATAACTCCTAACTCTTTTTTATTTTTTAAAATTTTTTGGAATTTACTCGGCTGAATTAGCCGTTTTGATGTGTGTATTCATTGAATATCTTGTGAATAATTAAGATGTGTCTATTATACACCTATTTATCAGATTTGTATAGTGGGTTTATTAATTAATTTATATAACTCTGTAATTAATAATTATATATAATATATGGGTTGTTGATAAAATTATATATATATTATATTTAAAACATATGCAAAGGGCTTTTTGTTTTTGTCGTAATTTGAGGGACTTAGTAGGGCGGAATCAAACACATGTTCTAACCCCCACCCCCAGAGCCATTCACGGTGTGCAATAAGAATTGTGCAATTGCCAATATTACTTTTACGTGTAAATCTCATGGATTCGCTACAATCCGCTTGTTTGCTAGGCTTACAGCTGTTTGACGTTCATATGTTCGTTTTAATCACTTCGTCAAACCCGACTTTCGCGAAGTGATGTTGTGGCATATCAAAAACGCTACAATCCGCTTGTTTACTGGCTTTGTGGGATTTCTTGTACATCTTGTACAATGATTTCTTGTTGTGCAATTTGACGAACATTAGAGCCTTGAGCGTCTCCGGATGTGCCAAGCTGCGGAAGGTCTGCGGCTGTTTTAATGGTCTTCGTGTTCTCTTTCGTTACTCCTGGCAAGCTCCAACCATAGTATTTATTTAATATAGCAATCTGTGCAACTGCCTGCTTGCTGTCGACTAATTTATTTGTAAGACTTTCTTCTCTTTCTTTGCTAAGCTTTTTGTAAATCTCCGAGGCCGATGTACTTGACCGATTATCTTGTTTACCCCATGCATATATAGTATTGTCGTCTATTCCTGTTAGTTTAGTGAATCCTACAATGCTAATCTCTTTATTATACATATAACATATATATATATAATAATCGCATATTAAATTAATGTAATCTATATTATAACCGTTACAATTAGAATTATTAAGGTTATTATATTTATTATTATAATTATTATTAATATAACCCTCTAAAGGTCTATTTAATTTAAGCCTATTAGTACCTTTAAAAGCATGCCTATATATATATATTAGAGCAGCATTCCAAACGGATTGATGAGCTTGCCGCATGTCTTCAATGTTTTGCTCTTGGATAAAACGCTTTAAATACATGTCTATATCATTCTCAAACACTTCCACGGATTCCTGTTCTTCCTGTACTTTCTCCATATGTTCCCCTTTCTGCTAGATCTGCTCCAGCTAATTATATTTAATGCAAATAAAAAACACCCAATAACTATTATATAATTATCGGGTGTAAATCTGTATTTATATATTTAATTATTAGCAATATAATAACACAATAAATATAATTAATCAATAGGCATTAAAAAAGCGATGTATAACAGATATACACCGCTTAAAATATATATTAAATCTCCACAACTTTCCCAACTCTGGAATTTTCAAAAATTCCATCGGAAAGCTGTCCTTCAAGCTCTGCGGCACATTCTTCTTCCGTGTCACAGGTGACAGAAAAGATACTGTATTCATTTGTTCCTGTCTTGTCGGAGTTTTTAACTTCCAACATTCTTACTTTTCCGTTTTCAGAAAAGTCATATTTGCATGACTTGTTGAAGCTCTCACGCTGTCTGTGTCCGTCCATTCCGTATATTTTCCACGATTTTGTCACTGCCATATCATTCACCTTTTAGCCTTTCTTAATTGTTTTCTTTTTCGCATTCAAACCCGAATAAAATATCGCTTGCCAGCTCTTCACTTATTTCTTCTTCTGCGATTGGCTTTCTGTTCTCTGCTCCAATCACTTCATCAAGATTTGCGTCTATGTCTGCAAGTGCTTTTTCTCTGCTAAATCCAAGCTCAACAACTTTGTTTAATAATTCGATTGTTTTCATCCTTTCCACCTTTTCACCTTTCGACTGCCCTTTCTTTGTTTCTGTAATTATAATAAACCATTTATCGTTTATTGTCAATACTTTTTAAATCTTTTTTGGTTTATTTTTTCTCTACATATTTAATGATGTTTCCCGGCTGCATATCTAAAAGTTCACACAGCTTTTCCAAAGTTTTAATGCCAATCATTTCATTTTTTCGCAACCTCTGCATTGCTGATTGACTTATTAGCCCCTCTTTTAATATCCTTGTGCTGTTGTATCCACTCTCTTTTAAAGATTCCAGCACGTTAATTTTATATACAAGCATTTTTATGCCTCCTCATTGTTTTATACAATATATAGTAGCTTTTTTTACTCGTTTTGTCAACAAAAAATAATCTTAAAAAAGTTTATTTTACCTATTGACTTTAAACCGTTTTGGGTTTATTATAATTATATCAAATGAAGCATAGAAAGAGAGGCAACAAAAATGAAAGCAAACGATACAATCAAAGTACATTTATACGATTCAAGCAATAGGGAGATACGAACTAGAAACTATGACAAGACTTTTTGCGTGTACGAGAAAAACGGAAAACTTGGAATTGATTGGAACGCAGAAAAAAGCCTGTACACTTGCAAGGGTGATACGTTTGCACCATTCGAGACCTTTGCGCCATCTGTAATATTTGAAAATATTGAAACCGGGGAACTTTTCCACTTCTCAAATATTGAAAATGCAGTTGTTAGAATAGCATAGCCGAAACGCTCCGCCTGGAGCGTCAGCCGTGGGATGGTCTCCCGGCTCTGATGATGGCAGACCGCACAATGAAAGGATGGTTGATACTATGAGAACAATTAAATTACAAGGAATACACACACCACAGAAAGCAATCCCGGCGGCAGAATTAAAGCCGGGAATGGTTATAGTTTGGAATTTTGGTTACACTTCCACAGTCAAAAGCGTAGAGCCAACAAAGAGCGGAAAAAGCGTTAAATGCGTTATTATTTCCGACGAAAGCGGAAACGAGCACACTAGAACAATGCGAGCTGATAGGCTTGTAGGAGTTAAAGAGGAAGAGCCAAAAAACCCTATTGATAAAGCACTAGCAAACAGAGCTAAAACATACAGCGGTATTTACAGCGATATTGGCACATCATTAGATGCTTTTAGTACTTCGGAGCTTGCAGAATATTATATACAGCGTTTCGGCGATAGTGCATTACGATATTTTATTGAGCAGGGAATAATTGCGGCAGAAATTAGCAAAGAAAAAGAAGCAATATAATAGCAAGGTTGGCACGCTTCCGGGGTTCGATTCCCCGGCTTGCTTTACCTCATAAGAGGACAATAAAATTGAAAGGTGGTATTTATATGAAAAAAATACAGTTATCAGACGAAAGCAAAAGCGTTTTGCACATTTTAACAAGGGAAGAATGGGAAAGAATACCGAACGATTACAAGACAAATTATATCGTTGATTACACCAAAAAGGAAATAATAGACAAAACAACCAAAAGCGCTTTCTTGCCTGGATATGGCACAACATTATTTTTTGAAAATAGGCATTTTCTTATAGTTGACGACAAGAAACCATTGAAAAAGTACGCTATATGGAGAAATCGCGAGGTGATAGGATATTGCGAAATTAACAAGGCTACAGCGGACAAGGCAAACATGGCAAGCAATGCATATTTTTATTTTGGTTTTGACAAAGTAACAAACCCAGAAAAATATTAATTCTTTCCGTCATCCGTTCAGGCGGTCGGCAGGGTTCAACGCCCTGCGGTGGTTTTCCCTTTTGGGTTAAATTTAATATAAAGGAGTGTATTTTTATGATGCAATACTTTGAAATCTACGAAGACAAAAAAACATATTTGTTATCAATTGACCACAAAAACAAATTTTTTAGCGTTGGAAGTTTTGACGGAAAGCCCAAAAAACACAATGACAAATTCAAAACAATTGATGCCAGCGGTTATCTTTCTGAAATCTCGAAAATTTCATCAGGGTATATTTTAACATGTAATAATTTACAATATAACACCATTTAGGGCGGTATATCTGCCTTTTGCCGCGACTGGCGTCCTTACTTTGGCTTGCATGGGCTCGATTCCAGCCGCTTGCTTTTACCGGAATGACCGGGAAATTTTGAAAATATGGAGGTAAATTATGAAAAAAGAAATTAAAGAAATATTTGACATGGGTTTTAATTGCAACGTGTCAAATTATATTGACTATGATGTCATTGACTATGACGATGGAACATTCCTTGGTATTGAGGAATGCGAGCAGATATATGAAGAGTATTCAGATTTCTGCTGTGAATTCGCCGGCTTTGTAAGAGAATTCGGCGAGGATGAAAACGCCTTGAGCAAATTCAAGGCAGACTATCCGCAATATGCGGATTTTGTCAAGCTCGATCATGCCGGTAACATGGAAACATGTGACTTGCAAGACTTTGCGAGTGACGCAATAGATAAATATTTAAGCAAGCAAAGAACCCAGCTTGCGGAAAAATAAATATAAAAAGGCTACAAATGTAGCCTTTTTTGTTGTATAATAAAATCAAAAAAAACATTGAAAAGGAGAAAAAACATGGCGTTTGTAAATAGTGAGGGTTTGTCTGTGTCGTTTGAGTGCACAGATTTAATAAAAGAATTAAAGCAGGATATTGCGGAATTCGGCAACAACTTGATGGTTGAAGTCATTGCTAAAAAAAGTTATGGCGTTACAGTTTACACAGACTACAATTTTATTATGGATGATAAAGACACTGAATTTGAATTGGAACCGGGTGAACAACTTGTGAAGATGCCAGCTGTCGAGCTTCTCAAATTGTACGAAAAAGAGAACGAGGTCTTTTAAATGCGAACAGAAAAGCAAATACAATTATTGCGAGAGCGAAAAGGCAATGAATTAGCCGCAAAGAGTGAAAAACTTGATAGTATCGCCGTCAAATTTGACGATTCCGTCAATTGGTTTCCTAATATAAAAGATTCTGATGTATTAACATACATCCCGATTCTAAAAAATGGCGTGTTTATCGCCGATTACAACGATTTTCAGGAGCGTTTTATTTTTGGTGTCGAAGTGAATGAAAATATGCTGATTTTAAAAACTGAAATTTTCGACAACTTTTATAAAAAATGGTTGTGGAAATGTTCGATTGCTTGCGAAATTCCGGTTACTTGCAACCGAAATTTAAAGTTGGTTATAACAGATTACAGCGATGCAACATTAGTGATTTTTAATCGCCAAAAACGAAAGCTCGAAGAGCTTACAGCTTACAAAGACAACATTGTTCCGCAAGCAGGACAATGTTTAAATTTCTTTTTTCGTGCTACGACTTGGATTAATTGGCTCTTGGAACACCCAGAGATTAAGGAAGTTGAAAGAAAAGGAGGAAAGTCAAGAAAGGCTAAAAGTTCGCAAAACGAAAATATTAAAAATGTTGATAATGTCGTAAAAGAAATTAAAATTAATAATATAAAATTTAAAGTGTCAAATAATAAGACGGCTAACGCAATAAAAAGCAAAAAACCGCGACGACTTGCCGGCTGTTGGGTAGTGCCGGGGTATTT